TGGTAGCTGCTTCCGCTACGCCCTGGCGTGTACCGCCGTAGGCTTTAGCCCTAGTCGCAGCCTCACCCATCTGTTGTACGGCTGCCTGCCGTGCGGCCTCAATATCTCCCAGCACACCAGTGGATGTCTTGGTGGCAGGGTTGTAACCACCAATGACAGATTCGGTGTACGGGTTCATGTAATTGCTGATGTCGCTCATCTGAGCTTGAGCAGCAGTGACATCAGTGGGTGTGTAACCAACAGCACCAATCTGGTTGGACAGACCAGCGTTGACGCCGCCTGTGTAGTAAGGGTTGAACTGCGCCGCTTGGTTGGCGTACTCGGCTGCAAGGTTGGTGGTTCCAAGACCTTGACCCGCCAAGCCAGTGTTCACCATCTGCTGCTCACCAGCTCGGTAGATGGGGTTGAAGTCAGCAAACTCCCTGACAGGTAACGCCGAGGCTACGCTCTGCGCCTGCTGCAAGTTCTGCAGGTAGGCAGCTTTAATTGTGGGGTCAATTTGTGTGGTGACTGTCTGGCTTCCGCCGCTTTTGCTCATGGTGTTACTCCAACAGAGATTTCAAACGCTTGGCTGGAATCTTGCCTGCGTTAATTTGTTCGAAAATGTTCGCGCCGTACTTCTTGACTGCACTCTTCTTGATGACGTACTCGCCAATGTCCAAGCCAGAGTAGCCATCGTCTGGTCCTGGTGGGTTTGGTCCTTTGATTTTTTGGTTTGTAATCAGTCCACCCTTATAGTTAAGAGCTGGATCACTACTACCTCCAGAATAAGCTCCTCCAAGACCACCGCCACCTACACCGCCACCCATATTACCTTCAGCAGACCCACCACCGCCACCAACAAGGTCAGCTTCAGTCAAACTAGTAAGTTGATTTCCGACACTTGTTGCTAGTGCTTGACCCAAGCCTGCGAACCCAAGATTGGATAGGGCTGCTGACAAAGCTGCTTGGTTGTTGATCCCCGCCATACCAGTGCCAGTTGACATATCAGCACTACCCGGTTGCTCTACTGTTGCTCCTGTTGCCCCACCGCCAAGTAACCCTGTCGTTGTCGTTGTCGCTGCCGGGTTGTACACGGCTGAATTGAAGCCACCAAGGTTGGTGCTGGCGGCTGTCTGCCCTGCTTGGGCTGCATACGCTGGTGACAGTGTGCGTTGAGGCGTCAGCGCCATCAGGGACTGGTACGGGTTAGCCGACTGAGATGCAGCGTTGATTTGCGCCAGAGTAGGCGCGTTCTGCTGCATAGTCGATGGCGTGTAAATGTTGCGGAAAGGCGTACCCGTAATGGCTGTGTTGGTCACCTGCGCTGGTGCAAGCTGGGTGCCTGTCACTTGCCTTGGTGTTGTTGGCCTGGTGATGGGCTGGACAGTACCAGTGGTGGTTGTACCTGTGCGAGTTGTAGTACCAGCGTTCCTGGCTGCATTGGCAGCTAACTCTTGGCTAGACATTCCCTTGAAGATGTCCAACTCACTAGTTTCAACCGAGTCCCCAAAACGGTCAGAGAAGTATTTCAGTCCAGAAGCGTCAGGCTCACGCCCCAAGACTGACAGGTACATCTGCCGAATTGCATTGTTCGTTGTTGGCGCAGCAGCTCGTTCAGGTTGCGCCGCCACACTGAATGTGGACAACTCAGTAGCGTCAACTCCAGGGCCAAACTGAGATGTCCAGTAAGCAATCTCAGAGGCAGATGGCGCTCGTCCCAAGACGCGCTCGTAGGCGGCTGCAATGGACATTTCATTGGTTGCAGCAGCAGTTGTAGTGGCTCCAGTTCCAGCAGCAGTTGTAGTAGTAGTAGTGTTAGCTGCTGCTGCCGCCTGTTGTGCAGCTAATTGCTGTGCTGCATTTCTGGCGGCATTGGCAGCAACTTCTTCAGCCGCCATGTTCTTAAAGATGTCTAACTCACCAGTTTCAACCGTTGGCCCAAAACGGTCAGAGAAGTATTTCAGTCCAGAAGCGTCAGGCGCTCTGCCCAGAACTTCCATGTACATATTCCGCACTGCGTCATTTGTATTGGGCGCAGCAGCTCGTTCAGGTTGAGCCGCTACGCTGAATGTGGACAACTCAGTAGGGTCCACGCTGTTACCAAACGTGGACTGCCAGTAGGCAACTTCGTCAGCACTTGGTGTGCGGCCTAAGACTCGCTCATAGGCGGTTTGGATTGAAATGTCAGCCATGCTATAACTCCTTACTCATGATCCACCACTGGGGTGTGTAACCTGTCTTCGCCAGAAAAGTCTTCTGCCATCCCTTGCGTCCAGCTAAAGTAACGCGAGTGCATCCAAGGCTCTTACCCCAAGCCTCGATCATTGGTGACATCAGTTCTAGTTCTTCCATCACGCCTGCTGCTAGAAAATAGTTTAGGCATTTTTGCTGTGGATGGAGAACAATCTCCGTAACCACCACCGAATTCCGTCCAGGCCAGAATTGCATCTTGGCTTGCTGGACCAGCTCAACGACATCATCAAATGTGTGAGTGTTCAACGAATATTTTAAGGCTTTTTCAATCTCTGGCCTCAATCTCTCAATATCTGTCATAGTGCCGTTGCCGATAACGCTCCTGCGTTACTCACCACCACACTGTATCTAGTCCCATTTGGTGATGTCAATATCAGCTTACTGCTGCTAATCTCAACGTCAGCGTTAGTCTTTCGATTTAGTCGGTCAGCGTTCTCCAGCAGGAAGTTACGCTGCGCCTCCATGACTGGCGTATAGACTTGAGGTGGGTGCGGTACGTTGAGAGACATCAGCGTTTCCCGGCTGGTACCGCATCTAGGCGCATCACCCCAACCCGCCAATCACTCAAAGTATCGGCTGTTACCTTCATCTTGACCTGGCGTCCACTGAACCGTGCGTCGGTTGGGTTGGCGCTGGTAAATGGACCGTAGGTTGTCTCAGTGTCGGTTGGATAGAAACGGCTGCTGAAGCTGATGTTGACATCCCCAAGGTTGGATTCGTCCGGTATCACCTTGCGAACCTGCATGATCTGCTCGCCATTGCCAATCTCCACCGGGCCTGACTCAGCGTAAATTGTCTGTGAGTCATAGGCAAAGCCCACTTCATGCTCGTAGATGTAACCGTCAGCACTGACCATGAGAGGGTTATTGAAGACGCCCTTGTCAACCCCAGCCAAACGCGCCAAGGTGCCTATTGACCAGTGGTTTTCACGGTAGTTATAGATGACGTAGGAGTCATTTTCAATGCTGGCGCTGCTGGTGTAGAACCACCATATCTCACCGAACTTGGAGTTGTGGACAGCGTAAACCTTGCTGGCCTGCTCCAAGTTGATATTGCTGAACACATAGTCGCCAACGTCAGACGGCAGTGGCTTGACGTAACCGTCGTAAATCCAGAAGCCTGACCTACTCATCCAGATGGCTGCTGTATCAATAGCCGCTACAGCCTGGGGTCCAATCAAGCCGCAACCAGAGCCAGCCTTCTCAAAGCTGAACACGAACGGCTGACCAATGTAGCTGCTGGTGTGGACATCAACGTCAGTGAATATCAGGTTGACGCCTCGCACCCGTTTACCCGCTAAGATGGAGCCGACAGTTGTCAGCTCAAAGCTGCCTGCTTGGTTATTGGCGGCTGGTGACCAAGTGGTGTTGTCCTCCTGATCACACCATGCCACAAGCCTTGGGTTACCGCTGGCACCCAAGGCGAACATGAAACGCTCAGAGGTGGTCATCACCGCCGCGCAACTGGTGGGTGCATTGACAATTGCCACTGCCTTGGTTGGCGTTGTGAATCCTAGCTGCCACTCAAGCAATTGACCATCGCTGTTGCAGCATCCGACCCAATACTCACCCCAGGTATCCATTGACCAAGTAGCAGCGTTGATGATTGCGCCAGTGTCTGGCCTAGCCACACCATAGGCAAATGCACCATAGTTGCCGTAGCCATAGCCAACTAGCAGTGACGCATCGGCTGCACCAGGTGTGAATATGGTTGGGGTTATTTCCTTCAGCGTCCCCGCCTGGTTCATCACATACAGCTTGGTGTTGGTGCCAGCAACAATCCACCGAGTTGAGCTGTTGTCACGCCAATTGATAATGCCACGGCAGGTGCCTGACATCTGTCCATTAGCCCTCTTGCGCCAGCCACCAACTGGCCTGAGTGTGTTCTCAAACCACCGAACCAAGTTAGCGCCGAACCACCGACCC